GCTCCTTGTGGAGCCTACTCCCAGGTGAATACTTCACCGTTTCCCTTACGTATGCAAGGTACCACTCCTAGGAGATCGGATCATCCGATCGATCCCTCAACGGTTGGGGGTATACTCCATGACAGCAATCCGCCGTCTGGAGCTAACCCCAACGCATTTCCAGCTCATACCGAATATTTTCAACCCTACAACAGTAGTTTTGAATTTATTCGAGAAGAGTCAGGTAGTCGTTACGCATGGAAGGGAGTCGAGCATTATACTCGTCTCTGCAACCAGCCACGTATACCTGTGCAGCAAGCCGGTTGGCACGACTATAGTCGTACCAGTCCGTCTGATGCTTGGTGGGAGTTCTATGGCGTCACCCCAGACTCTGTTTGGAACGGAGTTCAGGGTAATTCCATATCTGAAGGTGGTAACCTCGGTCCACAGGATTGGCCCGTTGTGGGTCTACCCGTGTTCTACGAGGAAGCTGGGCTGGTGACTTCGGTGTTACCAGCAGTCTCTATGAAAGATTACATCGATGGCGCATTACGCGCCATGATGCCTTCTATCAAGGGAGGCTTTAGTGTCATTAATGACATTATCGAGCTAAAGGACATTAGGTCCCTACCCCGTAGCGTGCGTGCCGTTAGAGATCTTGCTGACACATTAGGGCTCGAGTTTCTCGATCCCAAATTGTGGAAGAAGAAGTCTATCGGCAAACTTGTCCGAGGTCCTTCTGACATTTATCTTCAATGGAAGTTCAATGTCTGGCCGATGATCAACGATATAGCGAAAGCTTATAAGTCGTTGAATAGCGTCGACAAACAACTTAAAAAGTTGTTAGCCGATGCAGATAAGCCGATACATAGACGTTATGTCAAACGTATCACCGAAAACTTAGGTGCTGGCACTACTGTAGTGGAAAACTCTGGTAATAGTAATAATTTTTACTATGCCGGAGGAACCCGCTACGAGCGCATCACTCAAGTTGGCATATCTCAGTTCTCAGCTACGATAGAGTATAGCTATAAGCTACCCTCTATGACCTCTCAAGAATTGAGAGTGGCAGCGCTAGCAGATTATTTTGGATTAAATCTTAATCCTTCTATAATCTGGAATGCGATACCATGGTCATTCGTTGTTGATTGGACCCTTGGCGTTAGCCAATGGCTCAATCAATTCGCGATTCGTAACGTGAGACCCATCGTATACATACGTAGGTTCTGTGCCGTTGCTCATGCTGAGAGGTCCATTTTGACGTATCTTACGCCGAATTGGACTTCGATTCATGAGGGCGGACCAGCATTATGCAGCCAGGTAACTGAGAAAGCGTTTAGACGCATCGCCAATTACCCGGATCTGTATAGCTCGATTACTTCGAGCGGTGTGGACCCAACTGAGTTCACACTTGCTGCAGCCTTAGCCGGTTCCCGGTTTAGGCCGTAGCTCAACAAACAGCCGTGATTAGCGGTTAATCTAATCAAACTGCATGTTAAGCAATACACTGAACACGAATGAGATCAAGGATAGATCCGGTACGGAAGTTGAATTCCAACGGATCTCTCAAAACGGTAGGAGCACTGAGTTCGCTCAGATAACTGAGACACCCATTGCTCCACACAGGCTTAAGATTTCGCATCTTGAGTCTGGAGCAAGTACTAACAAGCGCCGACGGAGCGTCGTCCGGTTTGACAAAACTGTCACCGGAGCTGACTCTCTGCCTGTTACTGTTAGTGCTTACGCAGTCCTGGATATCCCCATTGGGGATCTCTCGGTCTACGACGAAGCCAAGAATGTCTTAGCGGAATTGATGTCGTTTTGCGCCTCTCTGGGCGCTTCGACAACGATTCTCTATGACTGTACTGGCAACGGCGCCGTTTCGCTCGTCACGGGCGGGCTTTAAGCCTGCCGAATTAGGTCGATTTCGGTGAGTACCAAAGATCGACCTTCTCCTAACCATGAAGAGCCTTGGAAGAATATTAATTCTTCTTCTGGGCTTAAGCACTGGTTGTTCTTTCGAGAAGTTAAACTTCACGATTGATAAGGGTCAACTCGACCCCTCCAGTGTTTCGACGAATACAGCGAAAGCTGTACCGTTGATTGTCCATTAGAACATTAATCAAATATGAGTAACCTAGTAATCGGTGCTGGCAAGATGCGTATTAAAGCTGTAGCAATACAACTTCAATCACCTCTTGTCCGCTGTCTTGATCAAAACTTTATTGGTCAGGATTTCAAAGTGTCCCTGCGTCCATACCCCGGCATAGCCGGTTCGTATGAACCCAGACAGACTTCATTTGAAATTACTGTTCCGATAGAGGTTCGACTTAAGGATGGCAATACGACTCGCGTCATATCGTCAGAACTTAAGCTATTTGCCGTAGCTCCCCGTATGGGGACCTCCGACTTCTAGTCATCGAAGAACGGTTACTCATACCTTCTTCTCGTGTTCGAGTATCAGGCAGTATTGCGACACATGCTCTGAGAGGACAACCATATGGTATCCAATAAGAGCTCAGATCCGTATAAACAGATCATCGCCGCTTTACTGTCTGACGTCCAAACGTCACACAGTGAAGTATTTACACCACGTTCTCTGCGTCTCACGACCCAAAAGGTCATGAAGCGTATTGAACGGGAAGGTCAGAGTTTTCTTACGAAAACTCTTCCACGTCTAGGCAAAGCCTTTAATCGGGCTTTGTCTGGAGAAGTACTGTTGAACTCTGCTGAGGTGGCCTTTGAAAGCCTCCCCAACAGTAAGCTACCCAAATTCATGGGTGAGCTCTTTCAACTCATCTTCTCACACGACGGTAGGGTCCTTCCAAGACCCTGTGTGCGAAGCATCAAAACCTTACAGCAGCTATTGTTTGTTTATTACAAATATGAACTGCCGTATGATTCTGACCAAGAACAAGCTGTCTTGACTAAGTTCGAAAGAACTGAAGTCGAGGTTCAGGCTTATTCAGAGAAGTTTGCTTGGATGGCAAACTATCTCGACACACATCCTATGGACTACTCACCCATTGCGAGTGAGAAGTATCGTAGGATCGTTCGGAAGGCTCGTATCCTCTTGTCGAGGGTATTTGCCTCCTTTGACCATAGAGATATATATCCAAGGCACGGACCCGGAGCTGTCGCAACTCGCGAACAACTCTGGGGTAAGTACCGATGGACAAGTATATCTCCACGGATCACTGAAACATACCCATTGGATACGTATTTCTACGCGTCTATGGGTCATTTCTGTGATACTTACAAGGAATTAGATTCCTTGCAATTCAAAGAGAATTCTGCTAGGGTACTTCTTGTCCCTAAAGATTCTCGCGGACCACGACTTATATCCTGTGAACCATTGGATTTCCAATGGATTCAGCAAGGACTCGGTCGTGCTATGTCTAAGCATGTGGAATTGCACCCTTTAACAAGGTACAATATCCACTTCACAGACCAACAACCAAACCAGTTTGGGGCCTTATTAGGCTCTCAAACCGGTGAGTACGCGACGTTGGACCTCAATGAGGCCAGCGATCGCGTTTCTGTTGGTCTTGTTCGCCTACTGTTCCCCGAGCCTCTTTTGAGTGCCTTGTTGAACTGTAGGAGTCAGTCTACGACATTACCATGTGGCAGAATATTAAAACTCAATAAGTATGCGCCAATGGGGTCAGCTTTATGCTTTCCCGTTTTGGCACTTACTACATGGGCTATTCTTGCCGCAGGTCTGTCGGATGCGTGTGCTGATAGAATTCACCGAAAGGCGATTCTACAGCGCATCCTCGTATACGGAGATGATGTGATAGTACCAACGGCGCAAGCCGCGGACGCTATCAAACTGCTCGAAGCTTTTGGCCTAAAGGTCAATCGCGATAAGAGCTGCATCAGTGGATTCTTTAGAGAATCCTGTGGCATGGACGCCTATAAAGGCGTCTCAGTCACTCCAGTGCGTTTTCGCACTGTCTGGTCATCATCCCGTCGCCCCGAGTCTTATGTATCTTGGATCGCTTACGCGAACCAACTATACGATAAGAAGTACTACACGACCTACAATTTAATTGTAGGGAAACTGCTCGAAATATATAAGAGCATACCAGAGATGAGTATGAATTTATCATGCCCATCTCTCCGTGAAGTTCCGGAGGAAAACCGACCGAAATACCGACGATTACACAAGGGCTTGCAAAAGCTCCAGTGGAAAGTTTGGGATGTTCGGTCACGTAAAGTCCTTAAAAGAATTGATGGTTGGTCCATGTTACTGCGATATTTTGCAGAAGCATGTTCCAGCACTAACTCCTTTACGAACGATACTCCTCGCAGAAGCGGTGTTGGCTCCCTTACTATCAGTAATGATAGGGGAGCTTTCTCCGTCGAGTCGTATACGAAACGCAGGTCCAATTCTTTGGTCCTGTGTTGGCGATGATTAAATGTCGAAACCGTGCCGAAAGGCACGCCTAGACAGGCCAGG